GGAACGCGGCGCTATTGGCGTCATTGGCGGCATGTCTGGTCAGGCTACGGCAGAACCATTCCGTGGCACTAAATATGAACCTTGGGCTAATTTGGTTGGCTCCCTTGGCGGCGGCTTTGCGACTGCTGGTGCGTCTTCGCTTTTACGCGCTAAAAGTCCTGAAAATATTGATAAAATTGCTAATCAATTAGCGGGAAAAGCAGCCCGTGAATCATTTGTGCAGCCTGAAGCAGCAGAAAGAACTCTAGCTGCTCCAACGCCTGACTTTGTTCCAAAAGTTGAACCTACTACAGCCCAAACCTTACAAGTTAAAGGTGCAGAAAATGCTGCTAAACAAGCGCAGGCTTTGGCTCAAAAAGTTGTAGGAATGAAAGAATTTGAGAATACGCCGGAAGCAGCCGCGTATCGCAATCAAATGGAAGTTTCTCAAGAAAATCTTTTGGCTCAATCAGAGAATGCGGCGCGTCGGGCAGATGCAGCGGCAGGTAAGCCAATTGATATATCCACATCATTTGGCTTGTATGGAACAAGTCCTCAGGGCGAAGCATCAATCAATGTTCGCAATATGATTGCAGCACTTGATACCAAGTTGGCTGAAAATTCATCGCAGGCATGGAAAGATGCAAAATTACAATCTGCTGGGGTTTATAAAAATAAAGCTGTTGGGCAATTGAATGATTATTTAGATAATCTGACGATGGCTAAAAAGTCGGCTTTCCCATCAGAAATTCAAAATATATTGGACAAAATTGGTAATATGGAAGGTTCTCAAATTCCGTTTACCGAATTGCAAGATTTAAGGTCGTTGACATTAGCACAGGCTAGAAAAGCATATGCTTCGCCAAATGTGGTTGATGCACCTGCGTTATATGGTTTTGCCAATAAAATTGGCGATATTTTATCAAATCCTGATAATATCAGATTTGGAAATTCGTATGGTGAAATTGAAGCATGGAATCAAGCCAGAGCCGCAACTAAACAGTATTATGATACTTTTGGTGATGGCTACTTAGCTAACATGGTCAACAACGATAAAGTTTCGTCAGAAATGACCATAAAAAATCTTTATCGCGGTGATGCTGCTCCTAATAATTTGCGTGAATTGCGTACAATTTTTGGAAATCAAGCGGACAACCACGTTTCAGATTGGTTAATTGGTGAATTAACCGATAACGGTAAAAACATAAATTTGACACCTGATAAAGTAAATTCTTTCATGGGTGATACCAAAAATGCTGCTTTGATCAATCAGATACCCGGTTTATCCAATCGGCTGATGGGAATTGCACAACGTGCGGGAGAAAGCGCGGAACAGTCACAAGCACGGCAATTTTCAGATAACTTTGCTAAAATTGTTGAAAGAAATAATCCAAAATTGCTTTTTGATTTTTTAAATGCAAATCCTGATATGGTGAAAAAAGTGTTTTCTTCGCCAGATCAGCAACAATATATTGGTGCATTAAAAAATTCAGCAGATGCTTTATCAAAAATTGGCAATGCTAAAATAGTTCCAAGTGAAACATTAAAAAATCTTCAAGATAATAATATGTTCACTTTGTTATATGGTCGTGCAACAGGTGCATTATCCGATACCGTAATTGGTGTGTTAGCGGGTAAAGCATTAGAAAGTGCTGTCAACGTAACAGGCGCTGGACCCATTGGCGGCGTCTTTGGTGCTTTGGGTGTTCTAAAAAGAGCAGTTCCGGCATTTTTTAACAAAGCTAATGATTATGTTTTTGGCGGAACTCGTGAAGATGCGATTCGGAAATTACAGGCTGCTGCTTCTGATCCGCAATTAATGCAGGCTTTACTTAATCAACCTAATCCTAATGGATGGTCCAGATTGAATAACGCTTTAATGGGAAGTACCGCAAAAGCTGCCATTCCAGCGACAGAGGAACAAGAAAGAATGGGACATAAATCTGGCGGTCGCGTTGGCGTTCTTACACCGCAGGCATTATTATCTGATTTGAAACGTCGCAAAATTAAATTGGCTAACAAAACTGAGCATATGCTGTCACTGCCAGATGATGCCGTTGTGCAGGCTTTAGACGCAGCCAAAAGGTAAGCTGGGGCTATTAACCCCAGCCTCCAGTTCAAGCTGTTGCGTCAATTGCCTGATTAGCGATGTCAGACATGACACGCAGATTGGATAAGCTAATCGGTGGATCGCCAACTATCTGGCCCAAATAAGCGGCACTAGTAATTACTTCACGGTAATTGTCTTGCTTGCTCGGTGCTTCGCTTACCTTGGCAAGCGCAATCGCCATAGACATCATTGCTACGTCATTTGCGCTTACCTGCTTTTCAAGCATAGCAGTGGCTATCAGGGCAGCTTTTTCCATAAGTACTACTGGGTCCGTATTTTTAACTGCATCGGCCTCAGCAGCCTTCTGTGTTGATGCAATCAGGTTGCTCCAATTAGTTCGGTTTGATTTCATTTCAACCATTTTAATTTCCTTTTATTTTACGCCAAAGTAATTTTTCTTTTGGACAGACATAGAATGTTTCAATTTTGTTAGTGTTGCTTGCTGGTAAGTCTTTAACCCTCCATGATGGCCTTGTATTGCGATAAATAATAGCAGCATATTGAAGATCATTGCTTACAATAAAGTATGCTTTTGGTAGCGGATTTGCCCTATCAATTGCAGCTTTATTAGACACGATACAGCTTTTATGGGGCCAATCTTTTGGACCCGTAAAATTGAACCGCATACCTTTAGACTCAAAACGGTAAACCCCACCAGTCGGTGTATCCGCTATAATATCTCCATTATCTTGATAATCAGGAATGGCATCCATTGATGGAGCATACCTGATCCTTGGAATATTGACCGAATACCCCAAGCTATGAAGGTACTCTGCTACCGCAAAAACGGCTGGACGTGATTTATTTAAACGCTGGAAAAAAGCAGTTTGCCGATCATTTTCACCTATCGGGGTACTACCGTTCCGTCCAATTTTTTCTTCCACTTTGAGCCTTTTCCAAAGGGCAATGGCGTTTTGGATTGTTTTAACCCTAATACCGATGCTTTAGCCCGTTTTGCTTTTGCTGCCGTTGAATGATCAATTTTAGTTTTTTCTGTTGCACATGGCTTGCATGTGAGACGGATGTTATCGTCAGTATCAGTTCCTCCTAATTCCAGAGCGCGTACATGCTCATAAATGAAGCCACCAGTAATCAGTTTGATCCCGCATAACATGCAGAACCCTTTTTCACGCTCCCAAATAGTCAGTTTCCGTCTGGCAGACAGATTACCTCGTTTTGTTGTTCCTACATCTGTCATTGGAACTTGCTCCCTGCTCTATGTGAAGCCTGCTCTGTCCTCCATGCTTCTATAATTGCATCGCATTTGTTGCGCTGCGATCTGTGCCACTCGTCGGCTTCTATAGCGGCAACTTCTTCATCGCAGGCAGCAATATAATCCCGATGCGATTCAGCCCACGCATCCCGCATTGCCACGGAGGATTCAGGAGAACTAAGAATTAATCTTGCCCGCACCTGCTTTCGGTTAAATTCTGCCCGTACACGATTAGCACGGGCAGCGGCTGTTTTATCAGAAGCGGTTGCTAAATAATTTAACGCTTCCTCAATCCACTCATCGCTGATTAATCTCGTTGGTTGCATTTCGTTCAATCCTTGGTTTGAGTGTTATCCAACACTCTACATTGTGATTTGGCATTGGGATGGCATCTAAAAGAACGAGAATTTCTCCATCTTCTAACCACCCGCTGCCAACAATTAATTTACGAGTTGCATTAGATTTATCTGTTTTATACGTCAAAACAGTCCATTTTTCTGCAAATTCAGGGTCAATCTTTATGTAATCTGCCGGGCGAAGAATCACCCGACAGAAATTATCCGAATCCGCTATTGGCAGTGCATCAAACTGAATATTGATGGTGTCTTTTTTGGTACTAAATCCCCGTCCTATAACCACCTCACGAACTTCAGAGGTTACGGGATCGGGTCTATAAGAAATGGCTACCCAATCAAACCGCCACTGAGAATCAGTAGTTTGCGAGAAAGATGGGAAATGAGCCTGCTGGTATTTCATATTTTTTGTACCATTCTATGTTATTTGCCATATCAAAAAGGGATATGATCATCTATTTCATCAATATCATTAGCTTGATTTGTTTTTGGAGCTTCATCTTTCAATGAAAATTTAAGCGAATAATACGGGCCATGACTATTAGTCTTTTGCCATCCCGCTATTCTCATTTCTTTACCATCAATCGTTGCTGTCCCTGTTATGTCTGGTTGTTTATCCATTTTTTTATACTTGTTTTTGGAAATCATTCCCATCATTTCGTAACTAGCCATTTTCATTGATCCTTTAATTCTGCAATTCGGGAAGCGCAGGCTTCAACCATGTGAATATATTCTTCGTCGTTTGGTTGCAACGCCATCTTCGCACGATTTTCGGCGTTTTCCTTCCAAAATTCACGAACTTCTTTTTCCGTTGTGGCAGAGGGCAATCCCGCAATGAAAACATTGACATATTTATCCACGTCCTCCCCCGTAGGGACAAATTTATCTTCATAGACAATCGGCTCAGGTCCACTTTTCGGCTTGGGCTTAGGCGTTTCTGAGGTTTTTTTACTACCCAATAAAGCAGCATTATTTTGTGTGTTTTGTACTGGCGGCGCAGCTTCGTCTTTTTCTGGATCATCCCCTGTCTCAATTTGGAACAGTTTGAACAGAAGGTATTTGTTAGCGCCTGTAAGGGCTTTGTAGACCCCTTTGTCACCCACACTGCCTGATTTGGATTTGTCATTGCCGCAACCAACAGCAGTAATTTTATCAGGCCAAATTTCACCAGAAACGTGGGCTAAGGTATATTCTACAGTCAGCATGGTATTGCCATATTGATCAATCGGGCTGACATTCCCAACGCTGGGAATTAAAATCAAACCATGCTGGATCATAGCAGGGCGAAGGCTTTCTAGAAGAGATGCTTCACTGGCGTATTTGTAGCCGTGGAACTTATTTTCTGAAGATTTCTGGACGTAAGAAACGTCCTTCATTATCGCGTTAAGTGCTTGAATTATATGTTTCATTTGTTAGCCTTATCTAATTGTTAGCGATTCACCGCCATTGGATAATTGTGCGCCGGGAACGTCTTCGCCAGCCTTTAGTTTCTCACCAATCAACGTCTTGTTCGGTGTTTTGGTAATACGGAAGAACTCTTCAGGAAGCAACCCCTCATCCACAATTTCCACACTTTGTGGTTTGGCCGATAGGGATACTGTACCATTGGGGACGTTAATTTTCCGCAATTCTGCGGCTTCCAAAAGCCTGCGAATAATGTTGCGGATAACTTCCTGACGCCCCTTGAGTCTTTTCTCGCGTTGCTCTATTCGCGCCCGCGTTATTTTAATACTATCTATATAAGATTCAGTAATTATTAGATCAAATAATAATCTATCTATTATTTCTAATAGATCGGTACTACCCTCTAATATATCTGATTTAAATTCATCATCTAATTTTAACTCTGGATTAGTTTCATAGAGCGCAGCCAGTAGATTAGTAATTTCTTGTTCTATTACTGGTAAAGTTATTTTGATTCTATGTAGATCAGTTTTCATTTTTGCCCCTTGACGTTTGTTTGCGGTGAGCGTAAGTTGCACTCAACGCAAATGGATGTCAAATGATAAATCGCTTGGACCCACCACTACCCGTAGTCACGCCCAAAGGGGCAGCTATGGCTCATTTTTTGTTGGATTACGGGTTTGAGCATCATTTGATGTGGATTTGTTTTCAGGATGAGACAGGGGAATGTTGGACATGGGAAAATCCGCAAGTGCGATTGCAACTCAACCAAACAGCGAATCGGTTATCCCGTTCGTTGATTGGCGGGGAAAAGGATCGGGCCACCCCATGAAGCAGTGGCGGATGGCATTCCGAATTACGTTGGATGATATTTCTTTCCTGACGGGCCTGTCGGTCGCATCTTTGTCTCGGATTGAGAGATACAAGCAAACGCCATTAATTGGTGCAGCGCAAAAAATCATTAACATTAGCAATGGATCGTTAACCCCATCGGACTTCTTCCATGATCCAGATTGAATTACCATTAGCGCCATCCGTGAACGCTTTGTGGCGCATCTCTGGCAAGCGCCTATATCGGACCAAGCAATACAAGGATTGGTTGGAAGAGGCTGGCTGGATGGTTCGTCAACAGACAAGGAAGACCGTAGACGGCGAATATGCCCTCCACATTAGGGCGGTTAGGTCAAATAAAAGACGAGACTTGGATAACATTCTGAAGGCCACCTCGGACCTATTGGTGGAATTAAGAATTGTAGAAGACGACTCCCAGTGTATCGCGCTGGCTGCGGAGTGGGCCACCGAATCATCAGCGCCAATGATTGTAACGATTATAGAAATGGGAGAATCAAATGAACCAAGAGCAGTGGACTTACAGTGAGCTAAAAGCGCATTATATTGCAGTGCGAAAGCGTCTGGGTGGATTGGGTAAATCTGCGGGGCTAGTTCCGATTACAACTACTCCCGTTGTTGAAGTGCCACCCGTAGTTGTATCAAAGCCAATGCCTACAGAAAGCCATTGGGAGATTAACAGAATCCCCAATAATGCATTCAAACGGTATCTGATTGAATGGGCTTTCAAAAAAGAAATTGATCCGAATGTCCTAGTTTCTCGTGATCGGACTAAAAAAATTGCGCCATTGCGCCACGAATTTTTGCATGACGCTGTTCGTGATTTGCACTATTCTCAAAACCAAATCGCTAAATTTATGAATCGCGATCACACGACCGTTGTACACGCGGTTCGCGTTTGGAAAGAGAGAACCAATGTCAGCGCGTGAACTTAGGGATTACCAAAAAGAAGCAATTAACGCGCTTCGCCAATCTATCCGTTCTGGCAAGCGCAGGCCTGTTTTGCAACTTCCAACTGGCGCAGGAAAAACTGCGACGGCTGGCGCAATCATCAACATGGCGCAAGAAAAGGGAAACAAGGTTATTTTCTGTGTGCCAGCAATCAGCCTTGTAAATCAGACCGTAGAGTCGTTTGAGCGGGACGGAATATTTGAGATTGGCGTCATGCAGGCTTTTCACGAGAGGACAGATCATACAGCGCCTATCCAAGTAGCCAGTATCCAGACATTGATGCGCCGCAACATTCCAGAAACATCCTTGGTGATCGTGGATGAATGTCACGTTTCGTTTAAGTTTTTGGACAAATGGTTCAAAGAATTAGACGAAAAGAAAGTCCCAGTCATCGGTTTGACGGCCACCCCTTGGGCTAAGGGGATGGGGAAACTGTACGACGATTTGATCATTGGGACGACCACGCAGGAACTAATAAACAACGGTTATTTGTCCAAGTTCCGCGTATTTGCGCCAGCGCATCCAGATCTAACAGGCGTTAAGATCGTCAAGGGCGACTATGACACCAAGGGCTTATCCAAGGCCATGCAGCAGGGTACGCTGGTGGCTGATATTGTATCTACGTGGCTTGAGAAGGGCGAAGATAGGCCAACCCTATGTTTTGCGGTGGATCGCGCCCACGCCAAGAAATTGCAGCAGCAGTTTCAGGAGGCAGGTGTAGATTGTGGCTATATGGACGCTTTTACGGATATTGAAGAGCGCGAACAAATCGCCAAACAATTCGCGGATGGCGATTTAAGAGTGGTGTGCAATGTCGGCGTACTTACGACTGGTATTGATTGGGACGTGCGATGCATCATTCTGGCGCGGCCTACACGGTCTGAGATCCTGTACACACAGATTATCGGTCGGGGTCTGCGGACGGCAAATGGCAAGGATGATTGCCTGATTTTAGATCATAGCGACACAACTTTAAAGCTAGGATTTGTAACAGACATTCATCATGATCGGCTGCATTCGGGAGAGAAGAACGCCAATACAGGCGAAAAGAAAATCAGGTTGCCTAAGCCATGTCCTAAGTGTGCGTACATTAAACCAGCAGGATCAAGGGAATGTCCTTCCTGTGGATTCGCACCGACAATCACATCAAAAGTAGAGACAGAAGACGGAGAATTGTTAGAATTAACTGGAAAGAAAGAACAACTCAACAAAACGTGGACGCGGCAAGCTAAAGAAAATTTTTATGCTGAGTTGTTGGGTTACGCACGGCAGAAGGGATACAAAGATGGTTGGGCTTATCATGCCTATAGGCAAAGGATCGGGGTCGGGCCACCAAATCGGCCTATACCATTAGCGCCGTCAGCGGCCACCCTTTCGTGGATACGTCACCTTAATATAGCCAGAGCAAAACAACGAGATAAAGAAAATGGATTTCGGAACGGCTCATATACACGCGCAGGGGAAATGGTTTGATATTCTTCCAAAATTGGGAATATCTGATAAATATTTAACAGGTAAGCATGGTCCGTGTCCGATTTGCGCGGGAAAAGATCGGTTTCGGTTTGATGATCGCAACGGCAAAGGCAGTTGGATTTGCAATGAATGTGGCGCTGGGGATGGTTTTTCCCTAGTCGCCAAGGTTCGCAAGATAGACATGGTTACGGCCAAGATGATGGTAACGCCACTTCTTGGCAGCGCAACCAAGCAGGAATACCGAAAGACAGACAATTCAACATCATTACGGACAGCGGCAGAACGTTTCTGGCGAAGCACGGGAGTGGTGGCAGAAAATAGTCCCGTCGGCCTGTATCTACAAAAGCGGTTAGGCTGTTTTAATCCAAAAGGAACAATTCGGCAGGGACAAGCAACGCACCCTGCCGATCGGGGAAGTAATTACTTTGTGATGGCAGCTAAAATTAGCGGGCCTGATGGCAAGGGAGTGTCGGTTCACAAGACGTATATAATGACTGATGGAAGCAAGGCTCCACTTAATCCGAATAAAGTCATGATGCCGGGTCCACTGGTTCAAAGTGCATCCATATGGCTCAGCGATCCGGCTGAACATATGGGAATCGCTGAGGGCATTGAGACGGCCATGTCAGCCACTTTGCTGTATAAAATACCTACTTGGGCGGCAATCAGCGCAACAATAATGAAATCATTTGAGCCACCAGAAATTTGCAAAAAATTAACAATTTTCGCGGATAACGACAGTAACTTCGTTGGACAGGCTGCTGCTTATGAATTAGCCCGAAGACTGGTTACAACGCGGCAAATTGATGTTCAGGTTGCGATACCTGACCAAGTAGGAGATTGGAATGACATCTTACTTAGAAGATGAGATGACCCACAAATTGCGGGTAAAATATGAAAATGAGTGCGTTTTTACCGTTTACTGCGAGGGAAAAGACATTGCGTGGTGTCAATGGTCGCCAGTGTGGGAGTTGTGGCGTGTTATAATGGTGTCAGACAAACGGGTACATCATCTGCAAGACGTTAAAAACATTTTTTTATTATGCAGTGATGAAATAGGTGTTGACAGCGTACAAACGTCGTTATAAAACATTAGTCATCAACGGGGCAACGCCCAAACCAACGGAGAATGAACATGCACCCTTTAGCAATTGAAGAAGAATTTGATCTGGAACTTGATCCTGAATACGAGTTCAACGGAAAAACCCTTTGGATAGATGCCAAGTTTCATATTCTTTACGGTGGCGATACTTATTCAGAAGCTGACTGGGAAATTGAATGGGTTATTATCAATATCGTTTACGACGGTGAAAACGAGATTAATCTTTCAGCAGAAGACGAGCAGGATTTGATTAAGATTATGATTAATGACACAAAAAAAATTGAACGTTACGTGGATTCAGAGATTGAAGACAGATTAAGGTGGGAGTGAAAACCACGTTTGGTCAGCAATTCAAGACGCTATCAACTGAGGAGAAACGACGATGACAAACGCACCAAAACATAATCCTTATGATCTGAAGAATTTAACAGCAGAAAAAATGGAAGAGTTGCAATATTTTATAGCGGATTTGGTGGACTACTTAGAGGATCGCATGGACTGCGACATGGAAGATGGGCATTACATACCCAATGATGAGATGAATTTGATCAGCCAATTAAATCAAGTTTTTGGTATTAGACCGTGTTGACAAGCTAATCAAAAAGGTGTTTATATAATTCCAATGCAACGGTGCTTCGGCACAAACCAACGGAGACTACCATGTCAAACCAAGTAGATTTCACAGCAATGACCACAGCAGAAGTTGTAGACGCAGCCGCCTACATCAAGGCGCAGATCAAGGAACTGGAAGCGCAGTTCTCTGCCGCAGAGAAAATCATTCGTGATCGCGCTACAGCCAAGGAATTGCATGGCAACATCTTTAAGGCTGTCTTTGCTGAGGGTGCAGTACGCTGGAGCATTGATACCGACGCGGTAAAGAAGGAAATGGGCGAAGCATGGTGGCTGAAGCACTGCAAGGTATCTACGCCTAAGCCATCTCTAACCTTCAAGATTAACGTCCAGTGATAGTGGATTGGTTCAAAAAACGGCGCGTGGTCCTAACTGGGCCGCGCGTTAAAGTTTGGCTATTTGCAAGAGAAGCAATTGTAAAGTCTAATGCCACGGTGTTGGTTTCATGCCTTATAACGCCGGGTTACATGAAAGAAGGGATGGAGAATGACAAAAGATATTAAATGGATTGGACCGTACGACCCGACAGACCGTCACGCTGACCAGACAACAATACAAGAAATCATCAGATTGCGTAAACTCACCGCTAAATACAGGGATGCGCTGGAAAGAATTACTAAAAGCCAATACAATGCCGATAGTAAACAAATAGCTCACATGGCGTTGGAGACATACAAATGACAGTTATTAAAATGACACCACCAAAGAAACAAGAGCCAGCTTTCGTGCCAACACCGTTTGATATTAGCAAAGAGATGCACAAAATGCAGCAACGTATGATTGCATTGGAAGATGAATTGGCAGCGTTGATCATGTTGGTTGAAAACACCACTACTTACGATATGACAAAATTTCGCAAAGTATTGAACGGGGATTGATATGATAAAGCGCAGATCATTTTTGGCAATGTTGGGACTGGCTCCAATGGCGGCGGTTACTAAGGCAGTGCCTGAACCGCTGGCTGCGCCTGTTGCCCCTGCCATAGAAACGGCTGCTGAAGGCGTTGTAATGGCTAATGTTCGTATGCCAGTACGGGTAAGCCTAACAGCAGAGCAGGTACAAATAGCTGAGTCTTGGGGTATGCCAGTGTGGGAATACGCCAAGCACCTGATGGCATTAAAGCGGGAAGGCAAGATAGAAGCGCCAGTTAAGTTATCAGCCGACGTTGAGCAGGCTCCGCTTCCAGATTACATGAGAGACCCCAATTGGCCCGGATGGAATACGACACCGGAAACAAGAAAAGAAGCAGTCATAACCCATAACATGGGTGATAAACCAAGCTACATGAAGGAGATTGATCCTAATGTATGGAGCAATTTGTGAGGTATCAGAATACCGCAAAAAAGCCCATAAATATTGCTTATGGATCATTTAAATTTTTAATGGGTAGCAATACATTATGTTATAACATTACATTTGGAAATTATTGAGGCCACGATGGGACGTAAAAAAGCTAAATTGCCGAGTGGTAGACCGCCACACCAAGCCACTGATTTATCACGGGAATTAGTGAAGGTAATGGTCGCTGCTGGCCTGACGCAGGTAGAAATAGCCAAGAAAATAGGAATATCCGAAAACACGTTAGCGAAGCATTATCGCACTGAGTTGGATGTGGGGTGGATTGAAGCGATCCATGATGCAACTACAGCGGTTCTGTCTGAGATACGCAGCAAAGACAGCGACAAGCGGCTGGACGCAGCCAAGTTTTTCCTGACGCGCCGTGGCCGTGGCTTATGGTCCGAGCAGAAGCAGATGGAGATTACTGGCGCAAATGGCGGAGCAATCCAAATTGCACCCATTAACATCAATGCGTTGGATTATGATGAACGTGATGCGTTGGAATCCATGTTGGCTAACGTGTTGGCATTGCCTTCTTCGGAAATGATTGACGTTTCACCGGTAGAAACTGACGACGATGCTTGACATCACACGTATGTCCCGCCCCGAATTGCTTGCCGTCAAAATGGCTCTTGAGAAAGACCGTTTACAACGCAATCTATACGACTTTGCAGCAGAGGCTTGGTCAGTGATTGATCCTGCTGAGTTCGTTGGTGGTGGCTTTGCTATGCAAGCTGTGTGTGATCATTTGCAAGCATGTGCTGACGGACATATCCGTAATTTGATTATCAACATACCGCCACGCTTTTCTAAATCTACATTGGTTGGGACTTTGTTTCCGGCTTGGTGTTGGGCGCAAGATGATTTGTCACCAACGTCTGGCAACGGTGTGCAGTTCCTGTTTGCCTCATACAGCCAGTCGCTATCATTGCAAGATAGTTTGAAATGCAGACGCTTGGTTGAAAGCGAATGGTATCAATCGCGTTGGGGCGAAAAAGTGCAGCTACAACCAGACCAGAACACTAAGAGCCAGTTTGATATAATCTCTGGCGGCAGGCGTCAAACCACGTCGGTCGGCGGATCCACGACTGGTATGGGTGGCACATACTTGATTGCGGATGATCCGAATAACAGCCGTGAAGCCAATTCTGAGGCCATTATCTTTAGTACCAACGAGTGGTGGGATCAGGCTTGGTCTACCCGTTTGAATGATAGCAAGCGGGGCTGTCGTATTGTGATCCAGCAGCGCCTTAATTCGCGGGATATTACTGGTCATATCTTGACTAAAGACGTAGGTGCATGGACGCATTTGATGTTGCCCATGCGGTTTGAGCCTGAGCGTCGCATCTACACGGTGCTTGTTCCAGCCGCAGCCAATGATGGTGTAAATGATGTGGTGTGGACTGATCCACGGGAAAAGGAAGGCGAGCTGCTCTGGCCGGAACGGTTTGGCGAAGAAGAAGTTAACCTTTTAGAGAAAGACCTTGGACCTTATGGTGCGGCTGGTCAGCTTCAGCAAAGACCTGCGCCTGCTGGCGGCGGTATCATCAAGCGGACGTGGTGGCAACCTTGGTCATCACCTTCATTCCCAGATATGGAAATCAATATCGGCAGTCTGGACTTGGCTTACACGACAAAGAAGGAGAACGACTTCTCCGCCATGACGTGTTGGGGCGTATGGAAAGACGGTGGCGAGGCTACGGCTATTGTCAATCGGGACCATCACGGCAATGTAGTGTCGCGCATCCAGAAGTCGGATCAGGGCGCAGAAGTGCCTAAGATAATGTTGACTAATGGTTGGAAAGCGCGGCTTGAGTTTCATGAGCTAGTAGAGAAGGTCATCAAGACGGCACGAGAAAGTAAGATTGATATTCTGTTGGTGGAAGCCAAGGGGCCGGGCATATCGGTGGCGCAAGAAATTAGGCGGCTAGTCGGTATTGAAGAGTTTAGCGTCAGGGAAGTTAACCCGCTGGACTTGGATAAGACAGCACGTTTATATGCAGTGCAACATCTTTTTGCTGAAGGATTGGTTTACGCGCCAACCAAGGTAGGTGACCCTGATTTGTTTAGAATATGGGCAGACATGGTAGTAACGGAAGTAGAAGAGTTTCCTAAAGGTGTCCACGATGACTTGGTTGACACTGTTTCACAGGCAATCACATTCATGCGTAAAACTGGCATGATTAGCCGTGGCGTTGAACGGACGTTTGAATTATCAGAAAGTCAAAAGTTTGTTGGGAATAACTCAAATATTCCGTTGTATCCAGTTTGATACCTATCTAAATTGAAATTGTTAAAGGAGAAATAACAATGGCTATCCAATACAAGATTGATAAAAAACTACCAATGCCTACGTTTAAAACACGAGCATCATCACGCTATCCGTTTAGTGAAATGGAAGTTGGTGATAGTTTCCATGTGCCACTGATGGACGTTGCATCTGGCAAATCACTGCGCCAGACCAGCTACGCAGCCAACAGGAAGCACAAGGGTAAGGTATTCCGTGTCGCTGATGCAGAAGGAGGATACAGAGTATTCCGCGTAAAATAAATAATGCTATCAAACACTTAACGTTAAACAAAGGATAAGGTCGGGTAAGGTCCGAAATGGTTTGGCACGGCAGGCACGGCACGGTTGGGTCGGGCAAGGCAGGCTAGGCGTGGCGAGGTTGAGTTCGGTTCGGTCAGGCGAGGATTGGCGAGGCAGGCATGGATGACAAGGCAGAAGCAAAGTATCAAACCGTGATACGTCGGTTACAATCCGACCTTCTGGCTGCGGAAATGCGGGAACAATTTTACGCTGAGACATTAGTAAATTACGCACAAAAATTTAAAGAAATGAAAGCCAATGTCAAAAGAACCAAAACTAACGGACGATCAAAAGCGGCTAATGAAGATGACAATAGCAAAGCGTGAAGCCCGATTGCAGGCTATCCGTAAGACGCAGGGCGGCGAGGGCGTAAAGCCCAAGGTCACGCTGCCAAAGTTCTCATGGGACAAAGATTGATGCTATGATTGCGGGATGGAAGCATAACGAAAGTAAAGCCATGAGAAAGCATCCTAAAATGTATGAATTGGTTAGGGCAATGGAATTAGCCAAGAAGATGGAAGACCCAAAAAGGTCGGCAGAACGAATCAAGCGCATCAATAGAATGATCAAAAGGGTAGGCAGATGAAACTTGAGAAAAGACTTACAAGGGTATGCGGAGAAGAAAATTGCAGGGAAGAGTGCAGATGTCAGGATTGTTTTGATAAGCTAGTGGCTTGGCGTGAAATTGAGTATATGATCGCGGTATTTGAAGAAATATCAAACGCACAACACAATTCAGATTCAAAAAACTTAGCAAACGAAGTATTGGATAATTTAAAAAAAACGGGGCAAATATGACTGATTGGCAACCTATTGAAACTGCACCGAAAGACGGCAAACATTTTCTGGGGGCGAAAAACCTTGGAGATGGTTGTGGATGGTTGCAATATATTTGTTGTTATTACGATTTTAAAAAAAGTTTTGGGGCTTTCTTTGGGCTGAACCCTTGGTGTTTCGGTGACGGAGGGGTATGGTATCCCTTGAATGAAAAGAACACGCCATCCCATTGGATGCCATTACCGGAGCCACCGAAATGAGTGATTTAAACCGTTTAGCTGATTTGCTTTTACCCGGCATTAGAAATGCACAACTTAAATTAGAGGAGGTGTCTAATTACTTAAATGCAATGCCCAACAGTCTGCGTCATTATGATGGATGGCAACCAATAGAAACCGCTCCCAAAGATCAATGGATTTTGGCTTACCAACCTAACGGGTCACATGGCGGCATTGAATTTAAAGGCGGTCACTGCTTTGTGTGCCGCTGGGCTTATGATGATCAATTTTGGTATGACAAAATATCAAACA